GAATCGTTCGTTATTTCGGGCAATCGTTCAAGGTTCTGGTTAATCATCCGGTATATCACTAGGCAATTTTATACCTACTTCCAGGGTCCCAGTAATTTCTTTTTTCTCCACGAACATCCCCAGGTGCCGGGCCATTGAATCTAGAGCGCCCTTCTTGTCTGGCAATTTGTATTTCTTTAGATAGCCAACAAACTGACGATTATCGCCCCGGCCTTCCCATATTTCCATAACTTCAAGCCCCGCTAACACTGCCGCGGTATCATCATCCAGCTCTTGGATGCCTTTTGGACTGCCATCATCATTGAAGAACTTGCGAGGGTCATAAAAACCAAGTCTGGCGTACTCTTGGAGGATCCTCTGGATAGTAACCATATTGCGCTCTTTAACCTCATTTTGGAGCTCTTCAAGTCTTGCCCTAATCTTGTCCCGTCCCGCCAGTAAACACGCTTTTTCATCTATGGTTTTTTCTTTCATATTCGTTGTATTAAAAGCTTCTTTGTATGCATCCCTCTGAGATAGGCCAGCAAATAAGCCCTGTACAAATTTCTCTTGTTTAATTGTTATCTTATCTGCCACTCTCCCCACCTCCTAGAATCCGCATGAAAAAAGCCCCCGTAGGGGCTTGCAACGGTTAACAATCATTTGTTAAATTTCTGTCCACTTTCAATAAAATCTATTCCCAATGATGTAATTTTTGCCTTCATTTCCTTGCCGCCAAAATGGATATATTCAATCAATCTTTTATCCTTTAAATACTCATATGCTAAAAGTGTTTCGGGGCCTTCTTTACCTTCATCAACATACATTTCGCTCCCATTCTTCTCGAAGTAATAGTCGTATGCCTTTTTAAGTAATTTGTCTCTTAATTCTCGTCTTTGCTCAAACTCCATTAGTATTTCCCCTCTCCTTTTTCCCTAATGCTACCACAAGGGGAGAGTTTATCCAACCACCTGACACTGCTATGCCTATCATCAATTCAGTTTGCTTTGGCCTGTCTGTTCTATAAACAAGCTTTTGGCCCAATTCGGGATATAAGCATCAAGCTGCGTCCGGAACAATAAATATAAGTTCAAATTAATCCGCTTGCCGCTGAAAAAATAAAGTGGGTTTATATAGTAATGAATTTCCGTTTTTTCTCCCACTTCTACCCGGCATTTAGCCATCATCCCCTGCTTAATCATTTTGGATAAGAATCGTTCTATTTGTCTTTGCCCCAGGCAAATAATTCTTGACATCGTTTCCGGGGTATGGGGTTTAATTCCGCCATTTCCCCTGTAAGCAAGCAAATTGCTATCCCGATAAATATTTTTAGCCAGTCTGGTTAACTTGCCTATTTCGGCGTCCGTAAGGCTTTCTGGGAAAGAAATATCGTCAAATTGTTTAAATCCGTGTTTTTGGTGTCTGAATAAATATCCTCTTTCAGGGTCAAAGCGTTCGCCTACACGCTGCTTCTGTCCGGTTATTAACTCACCGGTCTTTTCACTTATATACCTAGTTTCCTTTATCATTTTTGCGTTCACCTCTTACCGTCATATTCGCGTCAAAAAAGGCATAAAAAAGACGCGGAAATGACGCTACGTTTTTGCTCTTAAAGTGGCTATTTTATTGGCTTTGTTAAAGATGCTCCATACCATTCTACTATATACATATACTATGGTAGGTCTGCATAGCAAAACTCAATATCTAATTTCTCACCCATTTTACCGGGCACCTAACTGTGGTGGAGTAGTCGGGCAGCCAAATCACATAGTAGTCGTATAGTGGGCCTTTAAACATGTCCAATACGCGAAACCGTATATTTAGCGACATACCCCAAATTCCAGCTACTTCCTGTTTTTCTTCGTCAGAGATAATAATGCGAACATGCATTGTAACCTCCAAAATAAAAAGCCCGGCTCGCGCCAGGCTCGAATGTATTAAGTTATGCCGCCCCTCGGCAACTCTCCATGGTTCCATTATAACATTGACTTTAGCTTATTTTTTACAGACTTTTGTCAAACCTCTGCAATCCGCATAGCTCTAAGGCTCGCAGGCTCTTCTCCGTCCCCTTTTTGCGCTTATTTTTATAAAAACTTTGTTCTCATTTTCACAGTTCGGCGGCTAAAACGGGATGAACGTCGGTACGACAAGGGCTAGCGGATATCTATTTTTCTTCTTGACAATGTGGGTGGGTGGGTGTAATATAC